GTAAACCCTCTGCTACCTACAGAACCTGAATATGTTGCATTTACAATAGCCGTCCCTGTATAATTAAAATTAGTTTGTGTATCCGCACTCCAAATAGTCGCGCTTCCCGCAGTCAAGTAAATTTGCCCAGTTCCAAACGCTAAAGTGCGCGTATTGGTACTGCTGCTGCTGAATAAGCCGCAAGTGAGGTTTTTATTATTAAGGTCAAGCGTACCGCTACTAAGTGTAAAGGTACGTGTAGAACCAAGAACCATTGCATCTGCAAGTTGAACAGTGCTTGACCCAGCTAGTACTGAAACTGGGTTATCTATTATCTGCCCATTTGTCGTAACCGTATATGTTCCACCAGTGTCATTAAGGAAAAGTGCATTTGTCGATGCACCAATTGTCATTCCAGCTGAAAATACCAATGGACCCCATACGCCAGACGCAGCAGCTGTCGAAGCCCAAGTCCCACTGAAACCTGTAAAATTTAAATTTCTAGCATTTCCACCAAATGAAATTGAATCTGAACCGCTGCTTATAATTATATCCATTGTTTGAGCATAAACAGCTCCAGACCCAAGCGCAGATACGATCCTTGTTCCAGTAGACCCAGCATAGGTTAAATTAATAACCCGCGATCCACTGCAGCTAAAATTGGTATAAGTAGACATGGTCAAAACGGTAGTGCTGCTACCTGTAATATAAATTTGACCCGTACCAAAAGATATGGAGCGAGTATTTGAGTTGCTGCTGCTAAACAGGCCACAAGTCAGGTTATAGTTGTTCAAATCAAGAGTGCCGGCAGTGAGTGTAAAAATGCGCGTAGAGCCAGCAGTCATAGCGTCTTGAAGCTGGAATGTAGCTCCACTACCGCTGAAATTAATAGGGAAGTCCAGTGTCTGACCATTAGTAGTTATGGTCTTAGTACCGGATGTACCAGCAAATGTAGTAGTGTAACCGCCCTGCGAGGCGATAGTCATGCCGCTTGACAGTCTAAAGTTACCAGTTATGTTTCTAGCGCCGTTTGTGCCGTCACCGGACAGCGTTCCGCTGAACCCATTGAAGTCTAGTGTATTAAGATAGTTAGTCACTGTATTATTAAACGATACGACGTCAGATCCAGCAGTGACGTAGTAGTTTATGTTCTGACCCGTAGTACCCGTCGCAGCCGTAATTACTCGAGTACCCGTAGAGCCTGAGTACGTAAGGTATATGTTGACCGTGCCGGTTATAGTCAGATTTGTAGTAGTCGATATAGCACATATAGTATTAGGAGCGAACGCCGAAACAGCAGAGCCTGTAATGTATATACTGCCGTTTTTTATGCCTCTAGTGTTACCACCTGTAAGAGAAAAAGAAATGCAGGTAAGTGAGTTTCCATTTAAGTCGAGAGTACCGCTCACGAGCTGCGTAATATTTGTCGTATTAGTAGTAGTAAGGCTGTCTACTAGTGTGAGTGTTCCAGTAGTCGGCATCTGTACAAGTATGTACGAAGGGAACACTACCCCAGCCGACGTTAGATTACATGTCGGCCCGACTGCAATAAAAGCAGTACTAGCTCCTCCAGTCAATGTGACTGCGGAGCTGAGCGTGATATTTCCTGCTGCTAGCACACTAACATTTGCTGCTATAGTTATAGCATTAGTCCTACTAGAAGCGTCCAGATTTCCAAGTAGATAGAAATAATCATAGGTAAGTACTGCAGAGGTATTTAGACTGCTGTTGTCTATTATTATAGTGTCTTGCGGTAGGGGGAAGTTTAGGTTCGATGTAGCCCCACCACTAGACGTAGCCCAGTTAGAGGCAGAGAAGGTGCTCGAAGTAGTTCCTACGTAGTATACAGTCTTAGCTGCAGGGAAAGTTATGTTTGAGTTACTACCACCGTCTCCGAGTCTGGTTCCAGTCCAAGTGCCGGAAGCGCCGGCAGCGACTATTCCTAGGAAGTCTACGTCTGCTAAGCTTACTGCAGCTGCGGTGATAACTCTTTGAGTTAATCCATAAGTGCTGGCATACATAACAGTCCTGCTGGTACCCGGAGTAGTACCCGCACCCACGGTAAATGTACCGTTAACTGTAATGTTTCCAGTTAATATAAACCTGTTTACGCCCGCGGTAGTACGGCCGCGAATAGTAAGGTTGTTGAAAGTCGGTCCACCACCTGTTCCGCTAAATGTCGCAGATCCACCGACAGAAAAATTATAAGAAGTCTGAAATTCAAGGTTATAATAAGTCAGGGCTCCGAACGAGAACGTTCCGGGAATTGTGCTCTGTATTTGTATATTACTGGTTCCGGCATTGAAGGTCAATCCGGTAGCCGATGTGATAGTTATAGGGTTAGTACTCGACAGAACTATAGTACTTGAGCCGAGATTTATAGTTCTAGTAATTGTACCAGAAGTCGTCAGCGAACCAAAAGCCATGGCCTGATTTCCGGTGTCGTACGTTCCAGCATAGACAGTTATAGCGCCACCCGTTATTACACACTGATCAGTGTGCGTATAAGTTCCACCCGGAGCGTTGATCCCTATATTACTAAACGGTAGACTCTTACCGTTGCATGTTATAGAATAAGCTGATCTACCGTTGAAGTTCAATGAAGAAAAAGTACCAGAAAATGTTACGTATGTACCAAGTATTAAAGAGCCGAATATGTTATAGGTATTAGTACTTAACGCAGTATTAATTGATATAGTAGTAGCGGTAGTCCTTGAAGACCCGTTTATAGTACCTAAGTTATAAAAATAAAGGTTACTGATACTAGTAGCACTAGCCTGAGTACTGTTATCTATTATGATAGTGTCTTGAGGCAGAGGGAAGTTAGCAGCGCTCGTTGAACCGCCTGAGCTGGTAGCCCATATTACAGCAGTCGCTGCGTCAGATGAAGTACTTGACGATACTATGTATACTGTCTTAGCTGCAGGGAAGGTTATATTTGAATTACCTCCACAGTTTCCAAGACTGGTTCCAGAAAAAGAAGCTGCTCCAGCAGTAATATCTAAGAAGTCAACGTTGTAGAGACCGCCGACAGAAGTTGCAAATATAGTCCTTGTAGTACCTGCCACACTAGAATAGACGAAGACTCTGTTTGAAGGATTTAGTCCAGTGCTTCCGAGACTGAGTGAACCAGCAACTGTCTGATCAGCTCCCAGGCTTACTTTAACCATGTAAGAACTGGCTGCACTGGTCACATTAAAATTAGTAAAAGTATTTGTGCCGTTTATGATATAGTTTATTGCACTATTAGAGCTGCCGTAATTAAAAGTAACAGTGCCATAAGTCAGTCCGCCGCCGCTGAACGTATAAGTCGATGTAAAACTACCCGTGCCATTGAATACTATAGTGCTTGAAGCGCCACTGAATGTCAAGCCTCCAATAGTACCGGCATTCCAAGGAAGAATACCAGATGTATCATTACCCAGTAGTGTTATAGTAGAAGTACCGAGTGTTAGAGACCTTGCAGCTGTACCATCGGACGTACTAAAATAACCAGTTGTTACGTTCCAGCCACCAGTATTAAAATTTCCAGTGCCATGGACTATCTTACCGTACGACACTAGTGTAAGGGCGCTGCCAAGAGTCGTAGTACCAGTAGTAGATGCGTCATAGAAGCGAATAGTGTCTAGAGTAAGAGTAACGCCGTTTGTAGTCAGCGTTCTACTATATGTGCCACCCGGGCTCATAAACTGCAGAGTGAACGTTCCATAGCTAGCACCTACGTCGAAGGTACAGCCAGAAGCCGGAAGCGTAAAGCTGCCGTAGACGTATAGCGTCCTGTACGTGTTGGCTATAGAAGTTCCTTGGCCTGCTATACTGAACGCCACAGTGCCTGTAGAAGGAGCGGCTACAGTCATATCTCGGCAAGAAGGTGCACCGGCGATGTAGATAGTGCTTGCAAGAGACTGAGTACTAGTAAGTGTGTATCTATACGCGGCTGCCGACTCGACTGCCTGGACAGTATAGTTAGAAGTACTGTTAAATTGATAGACTACGTCGCCGGGCGACAGCGCTCCGGTATACACGGCAGAGGCCTGAGCTACATAGCTCGTAGTAGAAGCCGCGAACGATCCGACGAAAGAAGCTCCGAACGTGACTGTGTAGCTACCAGGACTGCTGTTAGCGTCGAAGATTACGTTGTCTACAGAAGTAGGTGCAGAGGCGCCGGGTATGCCGCCTGAAGTAGTCGACCAGTTAGCCGTACTCCTAGCATCCCAGACTCCAGAACCGCCGACCCAGTACCTATCTGCCATTTAATATTACCCCTCTTGCGGTGGTAGTAGATCATGATCGGGCGGAATCTCTGCAGGAGTAGTGATGATCTTATACCAGTTATCAAACCTAGACTGTTTCATTGCCTCGATCTCCGCGGCAGTAAGCTTCTTATAGTCATCCTTGTTCATGACTATAGCGTCCCTGTATGTATAACCGTTCTTTGATATTGTAAAGTCGTCCCTGACTATACCGTCACCTAAGTTCTCAACCGCCATTGCTATCTCCTACTATCAACCAAACACAGTATCTAAGCTGTTCGTCGTCTGGTTGTAGTAGGTGTACACGACACTTACGTTAGCTGAGTTAGCGAACCCTACCCTTCCAGATGTGTATATGTTACCATTGACACCCAAACCACCAGCGACCTGAAGTGCACCGGAGACGTTGTTTCCCGACGTATTAGTAGATGTGATCTTAGTAATAGTCGAGTTGACCGTCAAGCCGTTGGCGTTCAGCACGGTGGTGTTTGCCACGAACGCCGTACCGACCTGATGGGTAGCTGCGTTTACCGTAGTGGCGAACACGCCGAGACTATTAGCTACAGTAGTCGCGCCGGCCGTGACCGTGCTGGTAGCTACTAAGTTGGCTGTAGACGTGGTGGTTGAGTTTATGGTGGCATTTACTGACGAATTGCCGAGCGCAAATAGTGTAGTATTTGCGAATACTCCATTGGAGGTAGAGTTAATTGTAGACAGGGTGATCTGTGTGCTGTTAGCCGAGAAGGCAGTATTTACTACTATGCCGTTCTTTACTACAAAGTCTTTATCTGCCACGGTTCACTCTCCCCTATGGATTTTTTCTTATTTATAAGAAAAAAGCGATTAGACAGTGACTCTTGGAGTGACCGTGGCTATTCCTTCTACTATTCTGATCTTATTGTTCGCGCCGTCGGTGACTACGACGTCGTAGACGTACCTTCCCGCCTCGATCGCCGTGGTGTTGGCCACGCTCAGCGACAGGGTAACGCTGTTACCAGAGACGGCCGTAGAGAAGGTCACTGAGTTGCTGGAACCGTACCACTTTCTCATCTGCGCGTTGGCTGTATAGCCGTCGAGCATGATCTCGTTACTAGACGCGTCTTTTGCCGTGACGTCTGCCGAGAACGTGGTACCCTGATCTATTACTAGATTCTTCTTATAAGACATCTGTTATATCTTTAATGCTTTTCTTATGAACTTGACTGTGACTGTATTCGAAGTAGCTGTACCGCGAAGGCGCACGTTACCGGTATTGATGTCGGCGGCGTAGGTTACTAGATTGGCTGAAGTAGCCATTGATCCGAACTCAGTGACGTAGGCCGAGGTGCCGTCGTGCACGACCAGCAGCTTGGAGATCTGGTAGGTGTTAGTACCGACTGAAGGTATATCAGACATCTGTACTAGATACTCAGCCGACCTATACACCGTCGCACTCATCGTATCGACTGTATTCGCCACGCCGGCAGTAGTACCAGAGAACGAGAAGCTATTAGAGTATACCTCACTTACACCACCGATGCTGAGGTAACTTCCAGTCATGGTGACGTTAGAGTTAATAGTTACTGTAGAGCCGAAAGCAGATATTGAGTTGGTATATGTATTTGTAACAAATACGTTAGAAAACACGCTACTAGTATTACCGAGCACATACGTGTTGTTAGCGCCAGGTACTATACTTCCACCAAACGTATACGTACCGAGAAGAGAGCCGCTGACCGTAAGGTTATTGAAATAAGCGCTGTTAGTAGTTATATTAGAGCTCGTAATTACGGTATTTACAGTAGTATTGCCGAGCGTGATCTGAGATGTGTTAGTAGCCAGACCGTTTGCTGTACCGACGACTCCGATGTTTATACTCGCGTTTGTATTAGTAGTTATACCGCTCGCATTGATAGTGATTGAATTTGCTGTTGAATTGCTTACAGCGATCGCTGTAAGCACGCTGAACGTACCCTCGACACGCGTCTTGTCTGTCGGAGTTGAGTTGCCGACGCCGAAGTTTCCATTCGATACGTGATAGGCCGCAGTGCCTATAGTAGCGGTGTTGGTCGATACTACGAGAGAAACCATATTGGCCATAGTCGCGTTGGCAGTAAAGACGGTGCCGACGTTATATGATGCCGCGTTGACTAGACCGGAGACGTAAGCTCCCAGTGAGTTAGCAGTAAAGCCGTTCGCTACTATGTTAGTCGTGTTGACTATCGCGAATCCATTGACGTTCAGACCGGCAGAACTGATCTGCGTATTGATAGTGTTGTTACCGACATATACGATGGTGGCGTTAGCTAACAGGCCTCCAGTTCCAGTACCGGTCGCACCGGCTTGGAAAGTAGTGGCATTAGAAGTAGTAGTATAGACGCCGAGTGCGTTAGCTACTGTAGCTGTACCTACCGTCAGCGACGAGGCGTTTACTGTACCGGTAGTGTAGACACCCAGAGTATTAGCTACCGCCGCGCCGGCGCCGAGATTAAGCGAGAGACTCGTAAGCACTGAGTTGGTAGTAGAGTTCTGCAGGGTGATAGAAGGCGCTGCAGTTACTGTACTGTTACCTATAACGAGCGTGTTAGCTGACAGAGTAGCGGTAGCCTGAGTAGTGGTATTACCGGCGATCACAAACGAAGAAGAGTTAGTTATACTGTTGACCGTTGAGTTACCGATGGCTATCGCGGCCGCGCTGACTACTGTATTCGATATACTATTGGCTAGCCATAGAGAAGGGGCTGCAGTATAAGAGCTACCGCCGAGGGCGACGCTGGAACCCGTAATAGTGGTATTCGTAGTGCTGTCGGACAGCACGAGCTGGTTAGTAGTTACTACTGTGTTCTGGGTGCTGTTACCGACGTTGATGCTGGACGTGCTTAGGTTTACGTTAGCGCCGACGTTCATTGAAGTCGAGGCGTTAGCGGTGCCTGTTATGTCGATGCCGGCCGTACCTGTTATGAGGCCGGAGGCATTTATAGTATTAGCGTTTAGTATCCAGCGAGCCGTAGTATTTCCTAGCGCATTTCCTATCGAGTTAGAGAAAGAATAGATGCCTGATAGGTTTGCCACTACAGCGTTGGCGCTTGAGTTACTTACCCTTATTGAAGTAAGAGCAGATACTGTACCCTCTACTCTGAGATTATCAAGGAACGAGTTGTTGCTTATTCCGACGTTGCCGGATATAAGCATGTTGTTTGATAGAGTAACTGCACCGACGACACCGAGTGTTCCAGCGACGTTGGCTGAAGACTGAAGGTTGGCTGCTCCAACTACGTTGAGGGTATTAGAGAGCGTCGTAGCGAATACTACGCCGAGAGTACCACCGACGTTGGCTGAAGACTGAAGGTTGGCTGCTCCGACTACGTTTAATGTATTTGATAGAGTAACGCTGCCGGTGACCGCGAGCGTGTTTGACAGTGTCGCGCTACCAGTTACTGCGAGCGTGTTCGAGAGCGTGGTATTACCTGTTACTGCGAGTGTGTTCGATAGTACTGTATTACCGGTAACCGTTATAGTATTTGAGTGGGTCGTACTACCGGTTATAGCTACTGAGTTAGAGAAAGTAGCGTTTCCTACTATCGACAGCGTATTGGCGATGCTTACGTTACCTGTCACTGATAACAGATTAGCAGCTGTGATAGCACCGCCGATGTAGACGTTGGCAGATACGTTTGCAGTACCTGTAACTGCGAGCTTTGCATTCGGAGCAGTGTTGCCGATACCTACGTTGCCGGAGCCGTCGATCCTCATTCTCTCGTTAGCTGCAAGCGATCCACTAGTGAAGAATACGATCTGCTTTCCAGAAGTATTTGTACCGATAGCGAGCGCGCCGTTACCTACGTATAGGTAACCGTCATTGCCGCCGCTTATTGTCCACGTAGTATTAGACCAATTGGAGCTGCTTATACCCATGTCGATGAATGAGTTATAAGAAGTGTCGTCGCTATACACGACGAAGTCACCCGAAGCAGAAGTGCCGGTATTACTGTTTTGTATTATGTTCTGAACGAAGTTATTTGCATTCGCGAAGCTCTGCTGAATACTCGAGTTCCCAGCAAGCCATCCGATCTGAACGTTGACGGTTGAGTTACCGATGGTGGCTGTAGCGTTGATCTGAGTATTAGACGTGATAGTAAGTAGCGAGCCATTGGTAGAGATGTTACCGGCTGTTATCGTCGTGGTGTATAGAATATTAGCGCCGAACATACCGATGACGTAGGCGTTGCCGGTAGTCTTTGACCCGCCGGCAGTAGCGTCGGCAGTAACGACGTTAGAAGATATAACGCTTAGTATATCGTTGGTCCTAGATAGCCAGGTACCAAAGGTCTGAGTATTACTTAATTGTGAGAGCGTTATCGACATTCTTCTACACTTTTCCTATAATTTTTTGCAACATCTGCTTTATCTCAGCGACATCATTCTTTATAGTATCACTCTCTTCGACTACCCTGACGAGCTTGAGCCTAAAGTCACGTTCTTCTTTGTATTTATTTAGAGCTTCTAGGTCACGGTTCAGAATAGCCTTGCTGGACGGATCTCTTACCAGATCGGGCTTATCTTTTACCTTGAGGTAACTATCGTGCATTTTATACCTGAAGTGCTAAGACCCTGACGTCACCTGCCCTTGGTATAACTGCAGTTGAGTCAGCTGTCGGAATGATCTTAATCGCAAACTGAATATAGGTATCATATACGACATCGTTGTTTGTAGAATATCTGACAATGTTACTATTTCTATCGTACAAGAAAGCAGACTGAGTAGAGTCGATGTCAGGTATGTAACCTACCACGCCGTTAGACGTGTTGAACGAAGGCGGGCGGTCTACTACGAACGATGTCGCGTTTACAACGTATACTATCTGCCTGACGTTGAACTGATTCGTCGTACTAGATATGGTGTTACTAGGCAGAAGGTATACAAAGTCGTTGTTTGCCAGACCGAATGTAGAATCGATATAGACCGTATTAGACGTATTGCTAGTCACAGTATTCTGTGTGTAGAGATACTTACTCTGCGGGAATCCATAGATGAGCTCTACCATGTCTGTCTGGTTTGATCTACTGCTGAGTAGAGAAGTCGGAGAGATCTCACTGAGCTGTGTCCAGTCCTTAGACGTAAATGCCGTATGGTCTAGAGTATTCAGGATCTTAGCGTATACGTTGAAGTTAGTATTTGCCGGCCTGTAAGCAGACATGTACAGTCTCATGTCTTCTGAGTCTTGAACATCCGCCAGCTTTATATTCTTTGATATGTACCTAGATACCTTGAAGTAGCCGTTGTTGGCTGACTCAGTATACTTCGTAGCTACTTCTACGAAGCCGGTATTTGAGTTGTTCATATTTGTAAAGGCGGTGTTGCTTATGAATCGGCCGTTGACGTTGGCCACCCTTATGTAGCTCGAGTTAGCTTCTTGGATGATGCCGGTAGTCGTATTACCATAAGACGCCTGAGAAATAGTATCGCCTGTAGTCATGGTACCGACGTTGCTGACAGTGAGGTGGAATCCATTAAGCTCATAGTCTCTTGGAACTATGTTGAACGTATAGGTGATGTCACTTCTGACGTCTGAGATGACCGGAGATATGAAGTTGTTAGAGCTGAGAAGCTCTCCTTTTAGTAGTAGAGAGTGATCTCCCTTTCTACCGATAGGCAGCCTTGCATACTCACTACTCCTAGACATCGCCACTCTTGGTATATCGACCATCTCGTTCGTAGTGTGCGGAACTACAGGAGTATAATCGGAGTCTTCTGTATAGGAAGCGTTGTTAGCAAAGCCTCTGAAGTACCAAGATATAGAAGTATTTCCCGGCTCTGAAGTATAGAAGTGTGGTGTTAGACTGTTATAGACTGGATCATAAGAACCGGCAGCAAGGGTAGCTACTGCACCGGTCTGCGTTCCGATTATCTTATAACCGCCCATATTCGACAGGTTGACCGAGCTGTTCGCTGACATGTCGTCGAGAACACCGTACTGCAGATTATTATATTCTATAGCTCCGGAGTATCCGCCATAGAGATCTCCGTCAGTCATGACTCTTCCGACCTGCGCGCTCGAGTCTGTATAGTTGATAGCATTATTGACGTTGATCGTCGTATTAGAAGGCTTGGCAGTGACTTGAACGACCTGCGCATTCGCTCCATTAGCCTTAGTGAAGAACAGAACGTTACCGACTGTAAATATGCTGGAGTCAGGAAGTGAGACCGTGTTCGAAGACGATGTAACGGATACATTCTGAGATACTGCAGTCACTGAAGTATTTCCGCCGGTAGTGGCGTTGAACAGCTTCGGGCTACTACCGCTAGTGACTACGAATGACCCGGTAGTGTTTGACAACTTCCACTCAGTAGTATTGGCTGAGTATATAATACCTACGACATTCGCAGAACCATTGTTCTGCCATACCGTATCACCGGTATTATAAGTGCCAGAAATTCCTGTAACTCCAAGGACCGCTATGTTAAAGTAGTTGTTTGAGAAAACTACTTTCTCTCTCATGGCGAATTTGCCGATAGTATCTTTATAGATGATCCAATCTTCGTGCGGAGTCGTGAATACGGCCTCACCGGAAGAAGCAGTGAAGTCAGCGACGTAGATGTTAAACTTCATGTCTTCATTATTAACAGGAAGCCATGACCTATCATTCGACGATAGATATAGATCGCCGGTGTCGTTGTTTGTGAATATAGGATTGCCGGTATTAACGTCGTTCTGACCTATCTCAGCGGTCCATATATTATACTCGTCGTTACCGCCGTCTGGGTAGACTACGATGGCGTAGGACTTGAGGTTCTCAACGAATATCGGAGTATCGAATTCAAATATAGTAGGTTTGCTGGCATCGTCAGATGCTATTATGATCAGTGATCCGTTTGCGTGTTTATCATCTAGATCGAGAGACTTTAGAGCAAACGGAAGACGATTCGAGGTCGGAGCGCCGTTGTCGGTGGTCCTTATCTCTAAGTTTACTCCGGCGTTATCACTTATTGACTTAAAGTATACGTCTACTCTCGTAATATATACACCCGGCACTGTAAACTTAGACTGTGCGGAGCCATCTTTATTAACAAAGAACGTCTGTCCAATTGGCTTCATTTGTAGCTGAATCCCTCGATTTTATGTATTTATTTCATTGTCTATTGAATAGAAGAGCTATACTTCCAGTAACATTAAAGATGGTGTCTATTATCTTCTTACCGCTACCTTCACGCTTAACGGCCTTTGCTGCCAGCCAAGTAAGCGGCTTAAAGTCAAGCATAGCAAGAGCATTAATAATGATATAAGAACCATAAGAAGTAGCCGGACCTGATTCGGAGTATCCAAGAACTATATTTACAGCCTCTTCCTCAGTGAAGTATCCATACTCTACAGCCTGCCTCACAGCGGCGCCGTCGCCGATTATAGAAGTAGTGCCGTAGCCGTTGACTGTATACGTGCCGTCTCCGTCTACCCATAGATTATATACCATGTCGCCAGAAGCGTCTTCTAGTACTGCATTTTCTATCTTATTGTTTCTACCGAGCCATGGATAGAAGTTGTAGTTCATTTCTGGGTCTACACTTGATAGAACACCGTCGATGTATATAGGATGATTTACAGTAGCGAACGGCTTAAGCGCGCGCGTCGGGCTGTAGAGCTTCTCAAACCTATTATCGACGGTCTTCTCTATAAACTTAACGGTGTTTATAGAAGTCTTGTCTCTATTATATACGCGATCTCCGATCTTCACGTCGATTATTTTCTTAGTGCTTCCGTCTGCCATCTCGACTATAGTGTCGTAAGTAAAGCATCCGCCACAGCCGCAAGAAGAGCTTGTAGGATGGTCTGTAATCGTGACAGTCTGAGTATATCCAAGATAGTCGACTGTTTTTGGCTTACTGACTACTGTATCGTATGAGAGATCAACGTCTTTTACTGAAAGGATAGACTGTCCTTTTTGGACTGTAAGACCAGATCCGACAAATACTGCTGTAGCAGAAGTCGTAGACGCGTCTAGACCCTGCGCTAGGTCTGATACGTCGGTGATGAGTACTGGGAGCTCTCTAGCCTGGAATCCAGAATTAGGTACGTCTGGATCATGAGCTGGAATATACATAGTAGCCCATGCCCTTCCGTACGAATCACTGTATAGAGCGTCTCCATTGAATCCACTGCTACTGCTCGTAGAAGTATAGTTAGCGTCTTTTATAAAACTGGCGTTTGCGTAAGGGGCGATGTTAACTGCCATAGGCTTGTTGTCTAGGTAGACGTACAACCTGGTCTTTGGCTTCATGCCCCTTATGTACAGCTTAATTACAGAAGACTTAAGCCACGGCTGGATAGATACGTCAGTTACGTAAGTACCGAGGTTAAATGTCGACTTATCTATCACACTAGAATTTAATTGAGTGCCGGCCTGTTGATACTGTTTACTAATAGTCTCGAGAGTCTGCGTAGTAGTCTTATCTTCTAGACCGCTGTCGCTGTCGAAGTTTCCCGTCTCTTTCTTAGAACCGGCAACTAAAAGCTTTGTAGCCTTTTCAGTATCTGGTATCTCAGTCCAGTTGCCCCACTGAGTTCCCCACGCCTTGTCAAGCGTCTGCCAGTTCTGAGTGAGGTCTAGCGTATTGTTCAATACTGTAACAGGGGCATTGATGTCAGGTGTGACAGTGCCGAATGGGCTCAACACCACTGTGCCGTTGTAGTGGAATATGTTTCCTTCTACGCAGTTTCTATACTTAGAAGCAAAGCCCTGAGTTATGAAAGAATTGTTTGTCGTATGTTCAAGAAGTACTAGACCACCTCTTTTTCTAACGTTAGTACTCAGTGCAGGGGAATACTCAAGAGTGCTTCTAAACTGCGCGTGTGCCGGCCTCAGTTCAGTAGCCTGTGAGTCTATTCCGATGTAGTACTGTGGATCTACCAAGTTACCATATGAATGGTCTCTGAAAGGATCTGCGAATATACCATTCTGGAACCTGTTCTGGCCGGTAGAAGTACTTCTTACTAGAAGAGTAGAAGCTGCTTGCTCAAGTAAGTTGAGTGAGGTGTAGTACTCAATGTTCTGTATTCTCTTGTCTATCTCACCGATGTTCTTCATCGTATATCTACGATTCTGTATCGGCTGAGTTGATACTGTATATTCTGGCCTGTTATAAGTCTTTCCCTCTACAGACGAGAGTGTAGGATATGGTGGTACAAATACCAGACCAAGCGTCATAGTACCGCTCTGCTCTACTGGAGCTCCTGGATTTGCTGCTACCGGTACACCTTCAGTGATAACTATATTACCTGTAGTGTCGATAGCGACCCTATCTATTCTTCTAAGGTAGTATTGAAGGTCAGTCTGGAAGTCTGAATCTGGAGCAGGTAGATACGGAGACCCGCTAAACGCTACAGTAGAAGAAGGATTGATAGTCGCGGAAGCCAGTGTAGTAGTACTCGTAGCAGTATTCGTTGCGAACGGCCTAAAGTCTACCACTGACCTTAGATCATATGACTTACCTGATGATGAACTAAATACAGGGATCTCAGCCGTAGTTATAGCGGTAGTATTTGAAGTATTAGCGTCGTCGATTGGATATGAGTTAGCTGTAAAGAAGCCACGACCAGACGACTGATCGTAGGTGAAGTGACTTAACTTTACAGTTATTCTTGTATTAGCATTGATCTGTATTCCAGGTATTGACGGTGAAGACTGCTGCAGCTTAGCTAGGCCGTAGAATGTGTCTCTCTGTCCAGTGTCTAGAGTAAACCACTGCTTATAATCAGTGCCTGAGCTAGAATATGTCGATCCATCATTTGATATGTAAACGCTGCTTATCTGATAGACGTCCGGCAGTCCGAGTGACCAAGGACCGCTCAGACCAGCCGCGCTGTTCGAAGGCCTGATCTTAACGTATACGTCTTGGTTTACTATCTTCTTTATAGGAACTGTGGCTGCTCTACTTGTATTATAAGTAACGTCGATGTTGAACGAGCTGTTGAGCGTCTCACCAAGAACTATAGTAGCAGCAGATGAACTATTGATATAGATATACCTGTTTGGCCTATCACTTATAGGAACTACCGCTCCTGCTGGGAACGACTTAGCATACCTAGAGTTCGCATTAGATGCAGAAAACGGAGAAAGAACATTCAGGTAAGAATTGTTGGTTATGCCGGTAATTAGACGACTATCTCCTTGAACGTAGATGTAGTCACCTGGATAGAAAGAAGTCAAGAATGTAGTGCCGTACGCGCCAGTGACTGCGTTAGACGAAGAAGATACCGCAACGTTGCCTGTTAGGTTTGCTGTATAGCTAGACGAAGTAGCTACGATATGAAACTCTTCTTGGAGCGCCTGAGTGAGCTGTCCTGCGCCGTATGGAAGAGACTCAGTTCCAGTACCGCCTGCAGCCGGTATAGTTATAGCCGCGTTGCCGTTGGTTAGAACAGAAGACGATACCTTGTTTCTATAGACGAAGCTCGTGTTATTAAAGCCGTCGGCCTTGATAGCCTTCTGACCGAAGTTGAACATCATAACGTTGATGTTAGACTGCTGAAGCACGGCTGTATTAGTAGCTAGAGTACCCTGCTTCTGTGTAACTACGTCCGCTACACCCTTGATACCACCGTTGTTATAGACTATAGACCTAATGTCTGATGGGCTGAAGCCGCCAGTCATATTGTCGGCGTAGTTGAATAGATACAGAGCGTATCTAGCATCTTTAGTGCCCATCGTGCCGTCGACGTAAGAGAATCCTCTTATGTAACCGGTACCGATCTTATTAGTAGCAGATGGACTTACAGATAGAAGTGCGCCGCTTGAGACTGAAGTCAATGGAGCGTTATATAGATCTACCGATATGATCGATGAGTTGCTAAAGAACTGGCCAGATACTTCATTTACATAAAAGTAGTTTCCATAGTTAGCAGTGACTATCTGACCACTAGTAGACTTATAGTCTGTAGACTTTCTAAACTTAGCAACGTTGTTGTTAAGATACTCGATCCTGTACCCCTTAACGTAGCCGAGGCCCCTGCTTACTACGAGGTTTAACTTTGTAGCATATTGAGGATCAGAAGTATTTGCTAGGTTCTCAGTAGTCATAATGAAAGGCGCGACTACGAAGTCACCGCTGGTCTCAAAAGTGCGGCGAGCTATCTCGTCTGTTAAGATCTCTACCTGTGGATCTTGCTTGATAGTTACTGGGTTACCGCCCTTAAAATCAACTAGAGAGAAGAACGTAGAGGTATTAGTGACGCTGTCGGTAGTCCTGACTACAAGAGTAGGATCGATTCTAAGACGGTCTGCACCGGGTGCAAGATAGTTTGGTGATCCGGCCGCGTTGTCATAGAGAGAAGAATTAGAAGAAGCGGTCTCGATAGACTCTACTGCTTCAAAACCGACTGATAGATTGTCGGGGTTGTTAGCGTATGGAAGTACTGTTACTGACTGTCCCTTGACGTTCAGCATCAGTCCTTTCTTGAATATTACGCCGTCAGTGACTCTAGCTGCATAAGATACACCTATAGCATTTGTAACTGTAAGAACTGATATATTACCGATCAGCACGTTAGCTGAAGTAACTATACTTAGATCTTCGCCGGAATCAAATGTAGTCTGAGGGATACCGTTAGCATATATCGCTGAGTTTCTATACTTTAGATACAGCGTATTTGTGTCTGGATCCTGTGACGAGAATCCAGTCCTAGTCGCTACGATCTTAGCCTTGAGACCGTTTCTATTCAATACAAACTTATCTTGAAAGTCTGTTATAGTAAACGCCGTACCGTTGCTGTAGTTATCACTCACCTTTACGTACGGTCTATTATAATCAAAGCTAAAAGTACAGCCTTCTATGATAGAGCCTTCTTTAAAGACGCTCCTTCCAAGCTTGTTGATCTGATCTTGGAATATAGACTGAACCTCGTTGAGCTCGCGTACCTGTACTGCAACGGAAGGCTTATAGAGTACTCTATAATAGTTTCCTGTTTCTTTAAAGGTATCAAAGTATGGGGAGCTAGAGAGGTTAGTTTGAAGAGTCGCCATTATTTTCCTCTATACTAAAACTTAATTACTAATCGAATGTTTTCTTTTGAAGTATTCGATATTGTAAATGGTTCGATGTTTTCTAGGTACATGACAGTTCCGGAATTTCTTACCAGATCTGGGTATACTATTACTTGTCCCAAAAGGGTGAATCTTCCAATAGCACCGCTGGTTTGACCTACAACGTTTGCCGATGTCGCTCCGCTCTGGAAATTTCCCGTCCCTGCCACGTCATCTAGTACCAATACCGGATATGAATTACCAATAGTAGCACCGACATTTAGATTATTTATAATCACCTGGCCAGGCGCGAAAGAACCGTTCGCTGAAGTAGCCCTAAGATAGCTACTATTTGCCGTTAATAGTATAGCCTTTGCCGCAGTAGTCTGATTAGTTATTACGTCTCCGGCAGTAAATGATCCGTTCGCGCCGGTTATGGTGAGGTCAAACTCGTTAGCGTTGCTGATGACCCTGCCTATTGCGTTTGAATTGAGCTGTCTAACGTACTCGAACTGAGTGAAGGCCGCTGTATTCGACGACATCGGGAATCTGAGACTCTGGTTAAACCTCTGTCCAAAGACGGTAGATACGTCTACCGTACCGTTGGAAGTATAGATAGATGTGACGTTAGCGTAGGCATTTGTGACTGGGTCATAGACAGTATCGTTTGCTTGGAAAGAACCGTCTACATTTGTCAAGTCCATTTGGGTATTACTGTTTATAGCGACTATTCTTGCGTGCGCTCCGCCTGTAGATTCAGAGACTACTTCGACGTTAGATGCTAATGAAAAGTATATGACGTTAGACGTACTGACATTAGAAGTAGTATTAGAAGATAGCCCGACGATATAGTCATTTGAAGTAGAGCCGTTAGCGTATTTTCCATTAGCTGAGAAAGTACCAGTAACGTTACTGAGTTGGATGTTATATGCAGACTTATAAGATATAAGACCGATAGCTCCGGTGTTTGGTTGATATACGTACTCACCGACAGTAAATCCAGTACCGCTCGTATTTGATACTACGAGCTTAGCCCTGCTAAAAGAGTCCATGTTGACTGTAACGTCGGAGTATAGTGGGTTCTTAATTATGCCTATCCTTCTATACTTGCCATATAGAGGAAACTTATAGGTCTCAATAGCACCTACATCGAAAGATATGGATATTCCTGCATATCTAGCTCCAAGCTCTGCGACTGTATTTGATCCGTGTCCTAGCGCCGGAGATATAACCGGCTCTAGTACTGAGTTAGAACCATAGGATGTATTAGCTACTATGTAGACATTAGCTTCTGAGTAGCCGATGCCTGGATCGATAACTATTACGTCAGATATAGAGTTGCCCGACCCCGGAGTAGCATTGACTACTGAATACGCTTTAGCTGTAGAATCACCGTCGCCGTCTATCACTACAGTAGGTGATATCACGTACTCTGTTAGCTGGTTAGGTATAGTATAAAAAGATACTACGTTCGCGCTTCCAAGGCTAGCAAAGGTAGAAGCGCTTCTAGCTATTATGTTCTGACCCTCATAGAAAGTACCTATAGGAGAACTTACAGTTATAGTCGGGTAGCTGGATATAGTGTCGATATTTGCTTTTTGTAAAGAAGACTCACCCCTCACATAGAGTGTCCCGCCACCAGTAAATGTTCCGTTTACGTCAGATAGAATAAGAGTACTAGAGTTAGAGAACGATACGATAGCGTTAGCGCCCTGATATACATCTGAAGAATTGACTTGGTCTACTCTCTCACCGACTATAAACTTATATGCTAGAGAAGCAGCGTTTGAATATAAGAGTTTAATGCCGTTAAGATTTGTGTTGGTGACTACGCCGTTAGCTGAAATGAGTGTTATACCGCTGGCTACTGTAGCGTCTGGTATAGAGTAGTAAGCGTTTGCTACGTAGGTACTAGTGAACGGCTGAGATACGCCAATGACCGTGCTGTTAACAGAAGTTATTCTCGCTACGGCAGTATTTGGATTACTTCCTATCCTAATATAGTAGTTACTTGTAAGGTTGAAGTCTGTAGTGAAGGTAGTACCAGAACCCGGTACGGAGTAGATGTAGCTATTACCAGTATTGTTGCTACCGACTGTAGATACTACTGCGTTTGAAGTAGATGTGTTACCCTTGACTTGATATGTATTAACAAACGAACCAGAGACAAGACCAACCATTATCGTGCTGGAGTTTGCGCTGAATATAAGACCGTTTGCCGTATTTGCAGCGCCGTTGTTCTGATATATCCACTCGCCGACAGTAAAAGCGCCGGTGTTTGAAGTTATAGTCAGCTGTGTGAACGGCTTGACTGTAACGCTGCCGGACTTAAGAGTACCGCTATTATTCATATTAACTATTGGGTATGTGGTATTAAAAGTCGTAGCTCCACTGCCTCTAATAACTCTTAAGATTGTAGAGTTAGCTGCTATAATAGTTCCATTAGCGCCGGTATCTGACTGACGTACGACATCGCCTACCTGGAAGATACCTTGCTTATACAGTGTGTTTATGCTATCGATGTTCTGAGTTAGTATGTTGCCTACACTTATACTTCCTGTAACATTCTTTACGTTGAATATACCATAGGTAGTGAACGGCTCATAGAGAGTAACTAGTTTATTAAGGCCGTCGTAGAGCTTGATCTTTCTTATCTGACCAGATCCAAAGCCGGACTTCAGATACATCGAAGAGTCGACGTAGAAGCCGCTGTAGGAAGAAGCGCCGGAATCTACAGTAACGGTATAGTTGTTGACTGAGTTTACGATATAGCCGCTATAGTAAGTCCTATAGTTGGTTCCGCTGTTGTTTACTCTTACGACGTCGATGGTACCGTTTACAGCGTTGGCCGCGACGTTGGCATTTATAGTGACTGGAATAAAGGTGTTAGAAGTAAAGTTAGTATTTGAGCTGCTCTGGATAGTGTACATGTACTTCCAGGTATAGCCGTCAGAAGTATAGAACGTTCCTGACTCAGAAGTAAGGGAAGGCTTTACGGTAGAGTTGGCGCCGTTGTTGTTATCGATGCACTTATATACCTGAAACTTATCGTTGACTACATAGAATCTCTTGCTGTAGAGGTCTCCATCAAACTGACTATATGCATCAAACACCGTATTATTAGTCCAATCATATCTCGGTATCAGATAAGAGACGTTGGTATTTCCTATAAGCTTTCCAAAAGTCATGTCTTGATAGATAGTAGACTCGTGCTGATAAACCGAGCCGTTAGCTGCAATGACTGCTGTATCATCGACGTTACCGTCTGCATCCAGCCATGGATCAGGCTTTCCAACAAACATATAGTAAGACTCACGAGAATCTACTACATTCTTGATGAATGACTCGACAGTGCTAGTAAAGTGATGAATAGTTAGTACAGCCATTTATTTTCCAACTTTTAATATAATTACGTACCAATTGCTAACCAATTTACTATTATGTTAGTAGACTGAGTAGTCTTAATAGTAGCTGATGTAGTAGACAACGCAGTAACAGCGGCGTATTGAACAGTATTGGAAGTAGTTGCCTGCATTGAGAATATTGAAGAAAACGGTGAAGTAAATGTTATTGTATTGCCGCTGCTGTTAACATAAAGTTGTCCCGATGCCATCTTAAATCCGTTTGGAAGTCGAGTATACATTTGATTATAGGTACTGTTACCAACGGACCCTGCAGTCCCAAGATTAAATGTGTTTGTACTTACTTGTAATCCGGTAAAGTCTGCAAGAACTACGCTACTGATGTTCAGGCCGGCCGCACTTACTAACCCACCACCATATATGCCGGTAGAGTTTACCGATACACCGTTGGCTTTTAGTACAGTGTTGTTAGCGACAAATGTAGAGCCAACAGTATGAGACGCAGCATTTATAGTACCGGTTGCAAAAATACCCGCAGAGTTTGCATCTACCGTAAATGTAGTATTTCCAACGGTTAAAGATGCAGCGTTAGCTTTACCTGTAGTATACATGCCTGATGCGTTAGCTACAAATGCAGAACCAACGGTGTACGATGCAGAGTTTACAGTCCCCGTAGTATAGAAACCCGCTGAGTTTACTGTTATAGAAGAACCAACGGTATATGATGCAGAGTTAACTGATGTAGCGTTTACCAGACCAGATATGTACGCTCCAGTAGAATTAATTACGGCGCCCTGAGCTCTTAGTGAAGTAGTATTGGCTACGAATATTCCACCACCCAGAGTATAAGATACTGCATTTACTGTACCGGTAACATATACGTTGTTTCCAAAGTATGCGTTGTTAGCTACACCGATTCCACCGCTCACTACGAGCGCGCCGGAAGTAGGAGTAGTCGCCTGCGTCGTAGAAAGAATGCTCACACCGGTTCCCTGGGCGACGACGAGAGCGCCAACACCATCGGGGTTAACATATAGATTTTGATTGCTACCTACTGGCGTACTCAGCGAGTTTGCAAAGATATTATTTGAATATACGTTCCAGAGAGAAGTAGGATTACCGAGGCCGAAATTATTAGTTGAAGGTACTATATTGACGTTTGACTGCCACGCGTTGTTAGAAGAATTATATATTAGATTAGCAGTGCCGCCTATTACTATACCCGCGCCGTTAGCAGCTGCTGCGCTGGCAGTGCCGTTAGCCAGTTTAAGCATCAGGGTCTTAGATGCTATCATCGTATTAGTGACGTATGTAGTATTACCTGCTATGTACAGAGTACCGTTCACCGATGCGTTTGCCGACACGTTGGCAAGACCGTCTACTACGAGTCCACTCAAACTAGCTGCACCTGAAGTCACTATAGTAGCTGCGTTGACTATACCAGTAGTATGAATACCAGAAGAGTTAGCGACTACGTTAGATCCGACTGTGTATGAGACAGCATTGACTGTTCCTGTAGTAAATACACCTGAAGAGTTAGCGATTACGTTAGACCCGACAGTGTATGCAGATGCATTTGATGTGCCAAACCATCCGTGACCCGTAGCTACTATCGAGTTATCTGTATAGAGAAGGCCTGTAAAGTTCGCACCGTTCGTAGTCGCGAAGTTCGTATAGATATCAGTGAAGTTCTGATTGACCTTATTGAACGAATCTCTGATATAGTCGCCGGTACCGTCATTCGGAGCTGCTCCTATATTAATAACTTGCTTAGCCATTTATATTATGATCTCCGTATAATTTGAGCTTGCTTTAGTCCTGCGCTCGCTGGCTCGTACCGTAGTTATGTCTGCTGTTACCGGAATTGCTACTACATTTCCCTGGAACAGAGAAGTATCAGAGATAGATGATCCGCCATCAGTCATGTCATTGCTATTTATAAATCTTCCGAACAACTTAGTTCCAGTAGGATGAACTAGAGTCTTTACTATCTTCTCGTAAGCCTCAAGCATCTTAGTAGACCTGATCTCGTAAGAGAATGCCTGATAGAAGTCACTGTCTTGAATGTACATCTCATCGCTGAGGAAGCTCTTATTGTCTTCCCAGCGGCCAGACCCTTCACCGTGCTCATTCACTATAGCTACGCCAGAAACGACAGAAGTGCTGTTTTCTAGCTTACTTAGAGTTATCGGCTCGTCGTACTCATATCCGAATCCAGAATCAGTAACCTCTACAGCGGTAACGATACCGGAAGCAGTACCGGCTTTACCTGTAACAGAAGCGTCGTAGCCCCAGAATCCACCGAATCCATCATTTATTCTTAGATCATGGACGTACGGCTCAACTATCTCGATCGTCGGGTCGGTAGAGTAACCTATACCTGGGTTGATGTTAGACAAGTAAGTTATTCTACCGACTTCTTTGTATATTACCCTAAAGACGTCGCCCATGCGAGAATCTAGATTCTGTATGTCAGAAGCGGCTACGAAATAGCCCCAGTCTGTAAGTCTCTTAGTATTGCTCACAACGGCCGTCTGCGCAGAAGTAACGCCCGTGATCGTCATTCCGGGTATATAGTAACCCGCGCTAGTAGTACCGTTATATACGAATAGATGAGTAGAGTTGCTAGCTGCAGAGTTGACTAGTCCATTGCCGCTGACTGTTAACTTAGATGATTTATAGTTCAGACTTACGACAGAGCCAGTAGTATTACTTGATAGAATGATATTTGAAATTAGATTAGCGTTTGTTATATTTGAGTCAGTACCTGTAATATAGAGCATGTTGCCGTCTGCTTTATAGACAGTCAGTCCTGATACTCCAATACTAGCATTAGAAAGACTCTCACCTGTCAATACCTGACCAGTAATAGTATTCACGTCTATATGAATAACGTTAGCAGAAGCTGTAACTCTCTCGCCGTTAGTAAAATTACCGGTATTTCCAGAGATAGATAAATCAAAACCCTGAGTATAGATCTCAAGGTTAGCATTTACCATTCCTGATATACCATCGGTATTAAGAGCTAGAATTATACTGTCTGTGATGTCACCGATCTGGAAAGTAGCTCCAGCTCCGCCACCTCCTGTTACTGTAACTATAGCGTCTCTGGAGAATCCATATCCACCGTCAATTAGTGTAAACGTAACCTTTCCGTTTTCAGTCTTGACTGAAGAAACCTTTGCTAGACCTCCAAGGCCTGTACCATTAATAGAAAGCTTATCACCGACAGAGAAGTTTACGCCGCCGTTAGTAATACTGACAGTAGAAAGAGAACCGAATACTATAGGCGCGGTGTCGAAAGTTATTTCTGGATAGTCTTCACAGTATATCTGCTCATTGAAATGAAATATACCCTGAATCCCTGAAAGATACAATATATTAACAGTCTTACCATTCACTATCTTTCTAAAATAACTATCGACGATAGCAGAGGCTCCACCGCTGCTGATTATCTTCTTTCCGACAAGTCTGTAGAGATATGGATTTGAAGACACCTCGATATATTTTGGTATGTACCAAGTAGCATCGGACGCCTTAAATATATGTTCTGAAGGGTTGTAGACGTCGATGTCTTCATCGAATAAGAGTCTGAATAGCAGCTTGTATCCGCGGTCTGTACCCTTAGCCCTATAGAGGTCTATGATGTGCTTAGTCAGAAGTCTCTTATCTGCAGATATTGAAGACGGTATAGACTTCATATACTTGCTCTTGAAGTAGTTTACAAAAGCATTTGTAGTATCGTCTATGTCACCGTACTCTATGAGGTTTCTAGCTTCCAGAATACTCTGACCGGACTGTTCCATCCACTCATAGTATGCTTCTATAAACGCGATGAAGTTCGGTCCATACTCTTTATAAAAAGCTGGAAACTGAGAAGATATAAGTGGTGATATAAACTTTTGAATCTGCATCAGATCTTAACGATGTTTATGTTTATTGCGCCAGTATCTATTTGAACTATGTTGTTTCTCTTACCAAAGATGTCCATGTCGACCGGTGTAGCATTTATCTTGATTCCTGATGAAGTCAAGAAATTAGTGACTACTAGATTTTTAACACTTATCTTACCGGTATCGTAGTCGATAGTGCCTATCTTAGTATACGATTCAGTATTGTTTGTGCTGATCAGCTTGAGATAGAGTACTGGACTGTCATTCACTACGGTATAGTCGGTGTATGATCCTGTTCTACTAAAAGTATCATTATTTGGATTATAGTCGACTATCTGGTAAGTATATCCATCGCTCAATACAAAATATGAGCTGTATACCGTGCCGGGTACTATAGCGTTTCTAAAGTATGTAGATAGTGAAATAGATTGATTGAGCTCAGGTACCAAAAGCTTATACATTGTAAGCGACGCTTCGGCACTGTATATACTGGTGTCAGAAGAAGTGATAGCAGCTAAGAACTTAGAGTATCTAAAAGAAGCATCAAACACTTTTAAGTACGTATCGTTATAGGTTAATATAGAAGACTTTATCAGCCTCGTAATATCGGATGGACTCAATGAAGTAGTAGCAAAGTCTACCGATGCGGATATAGTAGTCTCAATGTCGATGTACTCTGGATCTACTATCTCGTTTCTTATGTTTATTATCTTCTTATTGTAGAGATAGTCTAAGATTCCAGCTTTTGTCTGATCAGTAACTGATGTGCCAGAAAAGCTAGTAGGACTTATGTAGACCTTACCGTAGTCGACGGCGTCTACTGTATCTTCTCCGCCGTAGACACTTACGTCCTTGACACCTGGAAAGTTATTGAGTATTAGGTCTCTATAGTCACTCGTAGTGACTGCTCTTCCTTGACTCTGATAGGCTCTCGGTGCTCTAAACCTAATAGACTCCATAGACTCACGATCAGATCCGTTCGTCGATGCTTCTGTAGTAGTAATAGTAGCTATAGCAGTGCCACCGTTGTATGGCCCAAGATCTTTATTGAGAGACAGAGTACCTACGCCGCTTCCGGAAGCGCCCTGAGTGATTCTATAAGTCGCTAATATAGTAGATGCATTCTTTGGATACCTACCAAAGACGCCGTCGCCGAATATGAGTTCATACTTGTCGTTCTGTGTAGCTTGGATAAAGTACACGTTAGAAGTAGAACCTACGCCGTATAAGCTGTCAGTCCTAATAAAGTCAGAAGAAGTAGCGCCGTTGTCTTCATATACAGTTACTATAAGGCTTCTTGTATCTATCAGCGGATTAGACAGAACGAACTTCTGCAGCTCTATCGACGTATCGACGATGAATGTCTCGTTGATGTAAGTTCCCTCGTAGAGGTCTACATTAGCAAAAGCAAAGGTGCTGTTTCCAGAAGTAACAGTTAAATTTGTATCGTTTGTAAATATAAAAGTACCGTTGGCGTTGGTGCCGGTGAACTGAGTACCTTTTGGAATCTCGAATATACCAGAAGTTATACCGCTAGTCTCAAAGCTTATATTAACAGTCGCCTTGGCTGATTGATAAGAGTATGGTAGGTAGTTGATCTCTTTAGCATGAGAGACGACAGAGTCTCTAATCTGAGCTGTATCCATAAAAGACTCAGAGGCTACCATGTTGAGGTAGAACGAGTTGAGGTACGTGTTATACGACAAGACGTCCAGAAGGACGTTCATGTTAGAGCCCTCGTAGTCAAAGTCCTTAAATACTGACTGCGACTTTAAGTATGTCTTGAGATTTGACTTGATAGTATCAAAGTCTAGACTCGTAAGATTGATCGAGCTATTGGCCAT